CAAAAGGAGCAAAAGAACTAAGCGAAAGTACAAGCTTTACTGTTAGCATACAAACACTAGGTGCTATTGCATTTGGTATAGCTACAGTTGTAGGAATGTGGTTTGCATTACAAGCAGACATAGAGGAAGCAAAAGAATTACCTATTGCTCCCCCACCAGATGTTACTAGAATGGAATATGACATGAAAGATCAATTGATTCGTCAAACAATTATGTCCACACAAGAAGATGTGCAGGAGTTAAAAGAAGACATGAAGCGGATTGAAGATAAGATCGATAAATTAAGATAAGCTATTATGAAAAAATTTATATTTAGTAGTTTACTTTTATTAACCTCACATTTAATGTTTGGTCAAGTAGAAGTAAAATACTTTAATGCCGGATGGAATAAAGCAAATGACATAGAATGGGTAAGTAAATTATCTGACTGTGAATTAGAAAGATTTGATATAGGAGCCGACCCATCTCTTGCAGCAAAATATAAAGTAGTAGTTGTACCTACTATAATTGTTTTTCAAGATGGAGAAGAAGCAGAAAGATTTCAAGCAGACATTAGTTTTAAAATGGCTGCTACTAAAGAAGATGTACAAGATTATATTGATGAGCTCATAATGAGCGCCTTTTAATTAATATTTATAATTGATTAAAATTAAGTTTCACTAAATTGTTATTATATGTTAAATTATTTAAAACGTAATTGGATGGCCTTAAAAAATTTATTTGATGATGACAATAACATCAACGAAAAATCAGTAGTTGGTTTTTTATCTTTTGCTGTAATGGTAGTATTTGCTATTGTAGATTTACTTACAGGATATTTAGGAAAGGATTTAGTGATAAATGAATTTATCTATGATTCTTTTTTATTTATTACTCTAGGAGCTTTTGGAATAGCAGAAGCTGGTAAAATATTTGGTGGAAAAAAAGAATAAAATGAAGAAAAAATTAATCTCCTTATTTTTAATTAGCACCCTTACTTTTAGCTGTGGAGCTACTAAACCATCTTGGGAAAGAAAAGATAGAACCCAAGTAACACAAAACGATAGAGCCATATTAGGAGTTCTCCTTTCAGGATTGATCCTATTTTCTTTACATACTTTTACAACAAGATAAAAAATATGGCAGACGCAGTACAGTGTATTATAGCAATTAACGACGTAAAGACCTCAGTACAAGGAAATGATCCAAGAACTTGGATGAAGGCATGTGCAATAGAAACTTTACTAAAAGGTAAAAGTGGTAAACACTTTAAAAATTGCTTAATAGGTAAAATGGAATCTACTGCTCAACACATAGAAGACCCAGCAGGGTATGCTGAGGAGTTATATAATAAAATAAAAAATAAATGTAGTTAATTATGAGTTGTTATACAAGAGAACAAATTCAAGCCACAATGGAAAGTAAAGGATATAAATACTTTACTGGAGGTGACTTTGATGTAAATATAATCGGAGTTAGAAACTCTGAAACTAAAGGAAGAGTAACAAATGCATTTGATGATTGTGTTACTATATCATATAAAGAAGATGGTGAATGGAAATTCTATTGCTACAAGGCTACTACAGATCCAGGAACACATTGGGTTGAAAATGTAATGAATGATAAAGGAGTAGCAATATTAAAACCAGGTCAGTATAGAGGGTCACATAAACTAAGACTACACGCTGGTAAATATTTAGCTTTAGGTCAAAAGAAACCAGTTAAAGTATATCGAGATAATAATAGAGACAACAAATATGACCTATTAGAAGAAAATGTAGATGAAGGTATCTTTGGAATTAACATTCATAGAGCTACTGGACGTGCTGGAGGAAAGTCTACAAGAGTAGATAAATGGTCTGCAGGCTGCCAAGTAATAGCAGATAATGATGATTGGCATCAATTTTTAGATATATGTCAAACAGCTAGAGAAATATGGGGTAACTCATTTACTTATACATTATTAGAAAGTAAAGATATAATATAAAATGAAAACCTTTAAATTAGCAATATTAACTTCAAGTATGTCAATAGGATTTATATGTTCCTACTTTATGGAACTAACAATGCAAAATGCAGAACAATATTTAGCCATTACTACTTTAGTGTTTGCTGATGGGTTTTTTGGTATAATTGCTGGAATTAAAAGAGAAGGATTTAAAACTTATAAAGCAATTAAAATTTTAAAAACTTTAATCTTTTGGGTTATTATGTTAACCTTAATATTAGTTATAGAAAAAAGTATTCCCGGAGCTAGTTGGTTAAGTGAAACTATGCTTATGCCTCTAGTAATATTCCAATTAATAAGTACTGTAAAAAATGCATCAATGGCTGGATTTATTAAAACATCTGTTTTAAATAAAATTTTAGATACTATTGATAAACATAAAGGAATTAGAGAATAAGTTGTCTTAGTTATTCTTTTTTACTATATTTATCACCATGCTTAAGAAATTAAAACAAGGAATGTTCCCATTCCTAATAGGATTTTCTGCCCTGTCAGTTTCAGCTTCGGCCGCTTTCTATTCAGTTAGTGGCTTAAGCAAACTATTTGCTGGGGCTAGCTTAGAGGTTATTATAATGGCGGGTTCATTAGAATTTGCTAAATTAGTTACTGCTTCACTTTTATACCAGTATTGGGATACAATTAATAAAACATTACGTACCTATTTATCTATTGCTACTATTATATTAGTATTAATTACTAGTATGGGTATTTATGGATTTTTAAGTGCAGCATACCAAGAAACATATTCTAAATTATCAGCAGTAGAAAATCAAAAAGGTTTTATTCAAAAGAAAATTGAATTTTACCAAAATGATGTAAATCGATATGATGAAGAAATTAAAAGAATATCTAGTAATATTAGTACTTTATCTAATGCAAAAGCTTCGTCCATCCAAGTACGAGACACCACGGTATCTGGAGGCTTTAGAACAACAATCTCCACAACTGAGCTTAGAATGGCGCAGAATCGTATTAATATTGAGGAGGAGAATCGTAAATTGGCGCAAGAAAAACGAACAGTAGCATCAGATAGCCTCCAGAAATTTCAGTTACAAGTGCTGGAATTAGATAATAATAATGAGGTAGCTGGAGAATTAGGACCACTGCAGTATCTATCTGGTTTGACGGGTACTCCTATGGATAAAATCATAAACTGGTTATTACTTATTATAATATTTGTGTTTGATCCCCTTGCTATATCTCTTGTAATAGCAGCTAATTTTTCATTTGCACAAGCTTACCCAAAAAAGAAATATAAAGAAAATCTATATGGGGAATACTATGAAGACAAATTTTCAGAATGGGATAATTTAGAAGACATTGAAGTAAAAGATGCTGAAGAAATAAAAACCCAAGATGAATTTTTTAAAAATTTAGATAATCTTGAAAAAATAAAAGATTGGGAAGAAGCAGAACGAAGAATGGAAATTATAGGCCAAAATGGAAATGATGGATCCCACTACTCAGAATTAGACCTAAACCAGGATGGAATAATAGATGAAGATGAAATCAAATCAGCTAAATTAAAAATAAAATCTTTATATTCCCAGCTTGATAGTGGAATATCTTCCTGGAGGAAAAATAAAATCCGATTAGAAATAGACAAGTTACAAAAACAATTACCAAAAGATGATGACCAAACTAAAACTTACTAGTTTATTATTTTTACTACCTTTAATATTATTTTCACAAATTCATGATATAGATGCTGGAATTTATAGAGTTATATATGATGAAGACTTAGAAAGCCCAATCGAAGTTACTTATACTGTACTTTGTCCTAATGGTAAGGCATCTAGAAAGGGAATGAATTTTTATAAAAATGATTCTATCCATACTGCAGATAATGATGATTACAAGTATAATGTATGGGATAAAGGACATATGGCACCTGCTGCTTCATTTAATTGTACAGAAGAAATGGTACGTAAAACCTTTTCTTACTTAAATTCATCTTTACAACATAAAAGTTTAAATAGAGGAGAATGGAAAGCTTTAGAATTTTATGAACGTAGTTTAGCTAGTTTTGATGGTCCTGTTGATATTGTAATTATAATTGAATTTGATGAAAACCCACCTAGAGTTCCTGGTGGGGCAGCAATACCAAAAGGGTTTCATAAAAAGATAAAATCTAAATCTAAAAAGTTTTGTTTTTACTTCCCAAATGAAAAACCAAATGAAGAAGGAACTTTTG